CTACCCAATGCTTTTGGTGCGCTTGTTTATGGCGTCACGCAGCGCATCGTCAACCCGCACCACAGCGTCGGCCTGCATTCCGGGCAGAACATGGGAATACAGGTCCAGCGTGATTCCCACCTTGGAGTGACCCAGGCGCTCGCTGGCGATCTTCGGATGAACGCCGCTTGCCAGCATATGGGTGGCGTGAGCGTGCCGCAGGTCGTGGAATCTGATGCGGGGCAGGGCAGTTTGGCCGAGCAGGCGTACCCATTCATGGGTGATGCTCGTCGGCTTCAATGGGTGGGCGTCCGCTTGTGCAACCACAAAGGAATCATCGGATAGGCGGACGCCGAGCCTTAAAAGCTCTTGCGCCTGCCGTGCACGGTGCGCCTTCAATTCATCGATCATTGTTGACGACAGCGCCACGGTGCGCGCCCTGCCGCTCTTGGGTTCCTTGTAGCGGACGCCGTCTTTGGTTTCCTCGGCACTCTCGACAACCGCGATCTGACCGGCTGTGACATCGACGTTGCGCCAACGCAGGGCGGCTATTTCGCCGCGGCGCAGTCCGCATAGCACCGCCAGCAGGGCGGGCACCAACATCCGCGTGTTGCGCAGGGCGTCTATGAGCTCTGCCGTCTGCGGCAAATCAAACGTATGCATCGAGACCCGCTCGACCTTGGGAGGGTCGACGGCATCGCAGGGATTCCGATTGAGCAGTTCCCATTTCACAGCCTGCCCAAGAGCCTGTTTAAGAACCCGGTGCATGTGATGCACGGTGCGAGGCGAAAGACCGCCCTTGCCGTCCCGGCGCCCGCTGGCGAGGGCGGTTGTGTAGGATGCTGCGATCTGCGCAGGCCGCAGTTTGCTCAAGACGATACCACCGAGCAGCGGCGCGATGTTCTTGCGTGCCAGGTCGGCGTAGCGTTCATGGGACCGGGGAGAGACGTGCGCCTTGATGTGGTGGATCCAGCGATCCAGGAACGCCGCAAGCGTCGTCTTGTCCGGCTCTAGGTAGGTGCCGCCCTTCATCGCCGAGATCAGGCGCGCGCACTCGACTTGTGCCTGCCGTTTGGTGCCGGTGAAGCTATGCCATTTGCGGCGACGCTTACCAGACGCTGGATCCGGTGTGTCAAGAATGATGGCCCAATGGCCGGGCGAGCGCTCGCGAATCGAGCCTTTCATGTTGTCCTCCCCAATCTAGAACTGGCATGGGGTAGCAAGACCCGATGGCAGGGTGCGCGTGTGGATAGTGGCCATTACTTGCCCTTCCTCTGCTGCGCGATCTCTCGGTTGGCCCGATCGACCATCTCGGAGAGCTCGTTAAATTCTTCATCCGTCAGCGTCGACTCCTCCGCGGTCGGGATCGAATCGATGAAGGCCGTGAGACGTGAGATCATCTGCGCCTTCACCGATGGTGAGATCGCGAAGTACCTACCATGTTCGGGCGGCTCGTAGCGGGGCTCCTTGCCGATCGTGTGCATGACGAGCGCGCTGATAAGTTTGTCGCTTTCTCGCCGGAACGACCCCGCCAAGCGCTCGGCTGCATCCTCCGACAGTGTAAGTCTTTTCTCAGCGGCCGACGCCTGCAGCTTTTCGTAAAGGTGATCGTGGATCCGCAGCGCAAGCACAGGCCGCTTCAACCCGCTGCTCGGTCGTCCAGCTTTTTTCTTCGGCGCAGGTTTGTTTTCCATCGTTATCCCAATCGGTGGTAATTTGTGTTACTTTATCATAACAAAAATTCTTTACAAGAGGTATAAACCGCCATATCTAGGTTCTCGTTACGTTTCAATAACGGAAATGGAGAGCGGCATGGATTCGGCGGTGCGGGATGCGCTGATTAAAGACCTCACGGTGTCGGTGGAAACTGCGGGCAAGGCGTTCGGGATCGGTAGAAACGCGGCTTACGCAGCGTGCGCCAATCTTCAAATTCCCTCGGTCCGCATTGGAGGCCGGATCGTCGTTCCGACGGCCCCGCTCCGAAAAATGCTCGGCATCGACGTTGGCGCGCAGTGACGGTGACGCCCTAGAGCCATGGCCCCCGTCGTCGACATGGATGATGCGCGCCGCAAGCGCGATCTCGCGAGGGACTTCACCGCGCTGAAGTTGGCCGCGCTTGATCAGGCTGCCATCGACCCGCGGCTAACGCACCTTGATTTCCGGCACTACTACTATCTGGCCAGCGCCGCCGACCGGCTCACCCAGGTCGCGCGGAGAAAACAACGGATCATTGCCGACGCGCTCGGCGTGACGCCCCGCGCGGTGCAGATAAGCGCCGAACGCCTGAGCGAGTTTCAGTACATCACCATCATCACGAAGGACGGCGGCAGCTACACCAAAGGCTATCAGATGGTCCTCGTAAAGGCGAACGAGGTTTCGCCTTCCGAAAACACAAAGGCGAACCCAGCTTCGCCTTGTGCCGAAAAAAGGCGAACGAGATCGCCAAAAAAGGCGAAGCAAAACGATGAAAAAGGCGAAGCGCCATTCGCACCAATCTTACCCTTTAATTCCCTTGAAATCCCTTCGCGCGCGCGCGGGCCAAGCAGCCCTGACGGGCTTGGCCTCGCAGGCGCGCTTCTGCGGCAGCGCCTGGGCGACGACGTATTCCGATCGTGGTTCGGCAAGGTCAGCCTCGTCTCGGTGGTAGACGGCATCGTCACCCTGTCGGCGCCGACCAGCTTCATACGAGACCGGATCATCAGCGACCATGACCAGTTGCTGCAATCGGTCTGGCAGGCGGTGGACCCCAACATCGTCCGCGTCAACGTCGTCACCGGGGGTGTCCGATGAAGGGGCAACCAACCATTCACATGCCTGTCGAGGCATTCATCGGCGGCAATGGCGACGTGGTCTTGTTGCAGGAGATCACTCAGCCCGATGGCGAGACGTTCATCCGCATCATGGTCGACCCCAAGAATTGCGCGGCGTTGTGCGCCGCCATCACTGCGGCAGCACGCGAGGGAGCAGAAGCGCATGACTGACGGCATAACCTACCCGGACAGCCCGGGATTCAAGGCGCACGGCCCATCGGAAGATGCAGCCGCGAAGATGGCACCGCGCGCGCCGCGGATTCGCAACACGGTTCTCGACGAGATCGCCAAGCATCCGGCCGGCGTCACCGCCGATGAGATCGCCGCGGCTCTGGGCCTGTCCGTGCTGACGGTCCGCCCTCGCGTTTCAGAATTGCGCCGGCTCGGAGAGATCAGGGCAACCGGCGATCGCCGTTGCAACGCCAGCGGCATGACCGCCGGCACCTGGCGGATGGCGCCGCCACTTCCGAATGATCCCAGCGCGAAAGGTGAAGCATGACTAGCGAAATCGAGACCAGCCTCATCGAAATTTGCCTCGGTCCCGTCGATCGCGTGGTGATCACCGCGGGGCACATCGTCGAAAGACACCTGCCATTCGAGCAATGGCCGTTCCGCTATTTCGTCGACCTGATCGAGGAAGGCCCAGACGGTGGTGACGCCATTCTCTGGAATGGAGCGACTCATACGGAGGCGGTGGTCGCGGCGCGTGAGATCAGTCGAGACTGGGGCAACCTTCCGATCATCGACCGCACTGCCGGAGACGCTACGCAATGAGCAGCACCCGCCAGCTTCCGGACCAGCTCGCGAACTTGTATCCCACCAGCAATGATTGGGTGCGGGCATTCCCCTGGCAATACGCCAGCGGGCGCGTTGACCACTACCAAACCGTTTTCCGCCGGCTGGTTTTCCTGGCCGGTGCCGAGCACCCGATCGAGCAGAAGGTGTGCGTCGCCGTTCCGCGTTCGATTTTCCACAACTCGCACGCGGCGCTCTGGGACATCGCAGGCCAGATCCGGCGGGCGAATAGCAGCAAGGCGCGGTCCAGGGACGGAAAATTCAAAAGGGCCGGTGGGAGGCCGCGCTGATGCCGCCGCGCAAAGGAACGCCGCAGCGTCCGAAGGTTCGTCAGCCACCGGTGGCTGACCACTTCGCCACGATCGTTGCCTTGTGCGAGGCGGGGTCAACATTGGCCGCGGCGTGCGGGGCGGTGCCGCACGGGCCAAACCTCAACGCGGTTCGGCGGTGGGTGCGCAACAACGCGGATGCAGCCGAGCAATTGAGGGCGGCGCGGATGGCTGCAGGCGGCACCACGCGGGCGCCGTCAAGGATTCCACCGGAAGCATGGGAGGCGGGACTGCAGGCCGTCGCGACCTATGAGGGGGCGCTGACATCGCTGCGCGTTCCAGGCCAGCCCCATATTGACGATCTTCGTCGGCGCGCCGACCGCGATCCCGGCTTCGCTGCGCGGCTGAAGGCGGCGTTTGAACGGCGCCAAGCGCTAGGACTGCGAAAGGCGCGGTTCAGCCCGGCGGACTATTCGGCGGCAATTGAAAAACTCAAAGCTGACCGGTCGCGGAACATGACAGAAATCGACGCCGACTTGCGGCGCGAGAACTTGCCGGCGCTGGGAACGATCTATGTCCGGCGCTATCGCGACGCAGATCTGGCGAAACAGTACGCGGAGAGCATCACCGCGACGCGTGGCATTTTCCATTTCAGCGAGGAGGCCTACGACGAGGCGCTGGCTATATTGCGATCGGACCCGGCGAAAGCGCGCCTCATCATCAAACGCGCGAAGGGAAGGCTTCCCAGCTTCAACGCAATCGTTTCGCGCGCCAAGACCGATCCCGCCGTTGCCGCGATTTTCGGTGACGCCAGACTGAAGCGCCGCGCCGCGAAGGCCCATGCCAGAACCGACAAGGCGAACAAGCCTGTCTACCAGGACGGCGTTCTGCGCTCCGGGTTGTTGCTCGATGACCTGTACAGGGAGGCGAGCACGTTGTTTCACCGTGGTCTACCGGATCGTGACGACATGATTTCCGAGGTGGTGCTGGCGGTTCTGCAGGGCGAATTGAAACGAGAAGAGATCAGTACCAAAGGCGTCAAGCTCGGCTGGGCGCGCGTCAGCCGGTTCAACAAAGGTACCGATTCCCTTGACCGGCCGATCGCCAGAGACGGCGGAAGCTCGACAACGGTGCTGGACATGGTGAAGGCCGACCACTGGTCTTTTGAGGACGCGATATGAGCTACGTTGGCCAGATGGTGCGGGCAGGCGGCAGCGCCCCGATGAAGGTCGTTGATATTTCGAACGACATTGCCGAATGCGTCTGGATCGATGGCAACGGCGTAATCCGGCGGCGCTTCCATGAGGTCGACCACCTCACGCCGTTCTGGATGTCGCTCGGGCCAAAGAGCCTTTGGCCCGACATGACGCAGATCGACCTGATCGAAATCGAGAAAGAGGAGCGGGTGGCCGCGGCGCAGAAGAAGGCGCAGCGCGAGGTTGCAAAGAAAGCGAAGAAGTCGAACAAGCTCAAGCGCAAGGTGTCGGCATGAACGGGGAAAACGGATGGGTTAACCCAACGGTTATGGTCACCGACAAATCGTGGCGCGATCAGAAGCTTTGGGGGGCCAAAGCCATTGCAGATTTTGCCGAGGTCAGCGTTGATACTGTGTATCGCTGGGAGCAGTTGCCGGACTGTCCGGTCAGCAAGCCAGGCGGGCGTTACTTCGCGCTCCGCACGGCCTTGTCGCGGTGGATGTTGAGCAAGGCTGCAAGGTCTTGCGAGAATGTGCCAGATAACTCACGATCATGCGGGGTAGACCGTGCCGGTGGTTCGGCCGCATAGACTGATGATGCGGCTATGGCCAAGGCGAGCAGTCGAGATCAAGGCGTCGCTGGCAAATCCGGATCCCGAGTTGCTCAGCATCTTCGGGGCAGGTTTGCCGGGCGCGATTACGCGCGCTCAGGCCCTTGACGTTCCGGTGGTCAGCACCGCGATCCGAACGCTCAGCGAAGCCGCGGCGACGCTCAGTATCAAGGTTGTCCGCATCAACGATGACGGCACCGAAACCGACGACGCCAAGCATCCCGTCGCCAAGTTGCTGCAGGATCAGGTCAACGACTGGACCAGCGCCTTCGAACTGGTCCGCGACCTGGTGGTGCAGGCGCTGACCTGCGACGCGGGCGGCATTGCTTGGATCAACCGCGTCGACGGCAGGCCGCACGAAATCATCATCTACCAGCCGGGCAAGATTTCTGTTTCCTATGCCGACACTGGCGAGCCGAGCTATCGCATCGATAGCCGTCTGCTGGACGCTGCCGACGTGATCCATTTGCGGTCGCCGTTCAGCCGCTGCCCGCTGACGATGGCGATGCGCGCAATCTCGGTGGCGTGGCATTTGGAGAATCACGCGCTCAACCTGTTCAAGAAGGGCGCCCGGCCGGGCGGTGTGATCAAGTTCAAGAAAACCCTTGGCGACGAGGGGCTGAAGAAGATGAAGGCCGGCTGGCGCGCGGCGTTCTCCGGTTCGGACAATTCCGGCGAGACGGCCGTTCTGTGGGACGACGCCGATTTTCAACAACTCACGCTCAACAGCACCGACAGCCAATTTTTGGAGAACAGGAAATTCCAAATCCTGGAGATCTGCCGGGCTTTCCGCATCCCGCCGGGCATGGCCTATGAGCTGGACCGCGTCACCTACAACAACGGCGAACAGCAGGGCCAAGAGTTCCTGAGCTACAGCCTCGAGCCGTGGCTGCACGCGCTGGAAAACTGTTTCCGCCGGGCGCTGTTCTCCACCGACGAACGGGCATCCTATCGCGTCGTCTTCGATCGCGACGACCTGACCCGCGCCAGCCTGACCGAGCGCGCCGCGGCGATCAACAGCTTGCGGGCGTCGAAGGTGCTCAACGCCAACGAGGGCCGGTCATGGATCGGGCTGCAGCCCTATGAAGGCGGTGACGTTTACGAAAATACGAACATCAGCACCGACACCCCGGCGGCGGACGGTTCGAACCCGCGCGCGGGCAGCACCCCGCCGAAACAGAAACTGCAGGCGGCAGCATGAGCAACGCTCTGGATCGGGCTTATTTCACGACCAAGATCATTGCCGACGATGCCGGCGTGGTCTCCTGTCTTGCGTGGCCCTACGGCAAGCCTGACCGTGTCGGCGACGTGATCGAGAAGGGCGCGTTCGGAGACATCGATCTGCCGCTGCCCATGCTGGCCTTCCACGACATGAAAAGCCCGATCGGCGCGTGGAGCCAGGCGATCGACAAGGCGGACGGCCTGCATCTCTCCGGCAAGATCCTCGTTGGAAAGGTCGCCATGGCAACCGAATGCCATGAGCTGGTCATGTCCGGTGGCATCCGCGCCGTCTCCGTCGGCTTCATCACCAAGAAAGCGAAACCCCGCAAGGGCGGTGGCCGTACCATCAGCGAAGCCGAGCTGATCGAGTGCAGCATGGTCCCGGTGGGAATGCATCCCGGCGCGCGCCTTACCAGCGCAAAGTCGGTCATCGAGGCGCTGGCAATCGCCCAGGCCATCAACCGCGCCACGGCGGCGCTCACGGCAGGAACATCGAAATGAAGAACGTTGCTAAGAACGCGCTGCTTGGCAGCGTTGCTCTCGATCTCACCATCAAGGAAGGTGATGAATCCGATCCGGCCTCGATCATCACCAAGGCGCTCGGCGACTTTTCGACCGAGTTCGAAAGGAAGTTCGACGATCGGTTCAAGGCGTTGGAGGCCAAGGCGCCGGCCACCGATCCGAAGCTGACCGAGCGGCTGGACAAGATCGAGGCCAAGGTCAACCGCCCCGGCGCCACGGACAAGACCAAGGACGAACAGGCCGAATCCGAAAAGAAGGCCTTCCATTCGTATTTGCGCCAGGGCGATCGGGCCGACCCGGTCGAACTCAAGACCCTGATCGTCTCCAGCGATCCGCAGGGCGGCTATCTGGCGCCGACCGAATTGTCGACCGAGTTCATCCGCGACCTGGTCGAATATTCGCCGATCCGCGGCCTCGCCACGGTGCGCAGCACCACGTCGCCGGCTGTGGCGTATCCGAAGCGCATCGGCACCACGAACGGCAAGTGGAAGGGCGAGCTCCAGGCGCAGGAAGGTTCGGAGCCGAGCTTCGGCCAGGTCGAGATCCCGGTTCGCGAGATCAACACCTTCGTCGACATCTCGAACCAGCTGCTCGCCGACAGCGCGGGCGTTGCCGAGGCCGAAGTTCGCATGGCGCTCGCCGAAGACTTCGGACAGAAGGAAGGCGCCGCCTTCGTCAAGGGCTCCGGACCGCTGATGCCCGAGGGCCTGCTGACCAACGGCGACGTCGTCTCGGTCCCGACAGGCAACGCGGCGACGCTCGGCACCGCGCCCGCCGACCTGCTGATCAGCGTGTTCTACTCGCTGCAGGCGGCATATCGGCAGCGCGGCACCTGGTTGATGGCGGGATCGACGCTCGCCGCGATCCGCAAGCTGAAGGATGGCCAGGGCAATTTCCTGTGGCAGCCCTCGCTGCAGCTTGGGCAACCGGAAAGCATCTTGGGCCGCCCGGTGGTCGAAGTACCCGACATGGACGCCATCGGCGCCGGGGCAACGCCGATCGCCTTCGGTGACATCGCGACCGCGTATCGGATCATCGACCGACTGGCGCTCAGCATCTTGGTCAACCCCTACCTGCTCGCCACCAACGGCATCACCCGTATTCACGCCACCCGGCGCGTCGGCGGCGCGGTCATTCGGCCCGCGGCGCTCAAGAAGATCACCTGCGCCGTCAGCTAAGAAGGAACAGCACCATGCGCGATCTTGCTTCAAACATCGGCGTCGTCCTGGCGCTGTCTCCCGCGGTGCAGGCCGCGACCATCAAGGGCAACGCGGTCGATCTGCAGGACTATGAAGGCGCGGCCCTGATCCTCAACAGCGGTGCCGTCGTCGGAGCCGGAAGCTTTGCCGCCAAACTGCAGGAGGCCGAGACTACCGCGGACGGCGACTTCACCGACGTTCCGGCCGATCTGTTGGTCGGTGTGTTGCCGGCGGCGCTGGCGGCCGATGCCACGGTCAAGCAAAGCTACATCGGACATAAGCGCTATGTCCGGGTGGTGGTGACCAAGAACAGCGGAACGTCCGTCGCGCTCGGCGCGGTGTTCGTGCTGGGCAACGCCCGCAACCGCCCGGTGGCCTGATCGAGGAACGGCCATGCCGATGCGCGCACCATCCATCCGTGGTTGCTGCGGGCGTCGGCTGCCCAAGGAGGTCATGTGCCCGTGCCAGCAGGCCAGGAAGCGGGAAGCCGACAAGGCTTATGATGCTGGGCGGCCATCGGCCTCACGGCGTGGCTATGACGCCGAATGGCGGACCCTGCGCAAGGCCTATCTCGCAGAGCCTGGTCACCAACTCTGTGCATGTGGAGCGCCAGCCACGCTTGTCGGTCACATCGTCAGCATCAGACAGGCACCAGGCCGCAGGCTGGATCGGAGCAATTGGAAGCCATCCTGCACGCCCTGCAACCTGCGTCAGAACATTCGCTGTGAGGGCGGCTTCGGTAAGGCTACCCGGGGGTAGTCGACGTCTTCACGAAATCGCGTGGGGACCAGTGGTTCTCAGTCCCGCAAGAGATCCCCGAATTGAGGTTTTTTAGATGGCGATCGTCACGTTGGAAGAGGTCAAGGCCCAGCTGAATCAGACGCTGGACGTCGACGACGAACTGATCGAGCGCAAGATCTGTGCCGCGCAGTGCCATATCGAACAGCTGCTCGGCTTCAAGATCTCCGATCAGTACACGCCGACCAAGATTCCGGCGCCGTTGAAGGAATGCGTCTGCCAGCTGGCAGCGCATTGGTACGAAAACCGCGAGGCGGTGCTGGTGGGTGTCAATGCGCAGTCGCTGCCGATCGGTGTGGCCGACATCGTGAACGAATTTCGGAACTGGAGCTGGGCGGGCTGAGCCATGCGTTCCGGCAACCTCGACAGTCTGATTGAGATCCAGCGTTTCACCGTCACGGGTGATGACGGCATGGGAAATGAAATCCAGGAATGGGCGCCGCTCGCCACGCTTCGCGCTCAACTGATTCAGGCCGGGACCGAGGAGTTCATCCGCAACTACGCCACCAGCCAGGACACCGTTATCGTGTTTCGCACGCGCTACCTGGAGGGCGTCACCAACATCGATCGCGTGGTCTATGACGGCGTCGTCTACGACATCAAGGAGACCAAGGAGATCGGCCGCGCGCGAGGCCTGGAGATCAGGACGATTTCGCAAGGGCAGGTGGCCTGATGCGCGGCACGAAACCGACGCTGGTGGTCGACAACGGCACGGTGCTGCGGGACATCAAGGCGCCGTCGTGGATGTCGAAGGACGCCAAGGCCGAATGGCGGCGCGTATTCCCGATCGTCCGCAAGCGGCGCATCCTAACCACGGCCGATCTGGGCTCACTGGAAAATTACTGCATCGCGCTCGGCACCGTGCGGGAAATGGAACGGACGCTGCAAGCCGAAGGCCACGTGTTCTCCGGCGACTCCGGTCCGAAGCGGCACCCGGCTGTTGCCATCCAATCAGATGCTATGACGCGCGCGCTGCGCCTTGCCTCGGAGCTCGGTCTCACACCTGTAAGCCGATCGCGGCCGGCAGTGCGGAAAGATGATGATGACGAAGACGTATCCCCACTGGATTTTTGACGGCAGCGAAATCGCTGATCCGCTAGGCCACGGTGAAAGAGCCGTGCAGTTCTTGCGCGCGCTACGTCATCCCAAGAGTACGTTGCCAAAGCGAGCCTTTCGGCTGGATGAATGGCAGGAGCGCATCATCCGCCGCATTTATGGACCCCGCAATGAGGACGGCACCCGTGTCGTCAAGACAGTTGTATTGGTAATTGCTCGCGGTAATCGCAAGACGTCATTGGCCGGCGCGCTGTCGCTGCTGCACACCATCGGCCCGGAGCGGGTGCCGGGCGGCGAAAACATCCTCGCGGCATCCGATCGCAAACAGGCCGGCTATGGCTTCCGCGAGGCCGCCGGCATCGTGCGGGAAGACAAGCGCCTGGTCGCGGCGACGCGGATTTACGACGCGCACAATTCGGTGAAAACCATCCACTTCATTCGGGACGGGTCTTTCCTCGAGGCGATCAGCGGCGACGCCGGGACGCAGCACGGCCGGACCCCAGCCTTCGTGTTTGCCGACGAATTGCACATCTGGAGAAACGCCGAACTCTGGAAAGCATTGAAGTCGGCGATGGTGAAGTCGCAGGGTTCGCTGTTGGTGGTGGCGACGACCAGTGGCCGCGGCCAAGAGAATATCGCCTTCGAGATCGTCGATCGCGCGCGCAAAGTCGCAAGCGGCGAGATTATTGACCCAACCATGCTGCCGATCCTGTTCGAGACGGCGGCGGATGCCGACTGGAAGGATGAGGCGCTGTGGTACGCCGCAAATCCCGGTTTGGCTCTCGGATACCAGGATATCGAAGGCCTGCGCCAGCTTGCGCGTGAGGGCGAAACCAGCATCACGGCTCGCGAGACGTTTCGCCAATACAATTTGAATGTTTGGCTCGATCACTCGACCGACCCGTTTGTGGACATGCAGATTTATGACCGGGGCGGCGGCGCGTTGCCGGACGGCCTAGACGGTCTGCCGTGTTGGATCGGGGTGGATATGTCGACCACGACCGACCTGACCGCGGTGGTGGCCTGCATCCGCAAGGACGACGATTTTGTGGTGTTGCCGCATTTCTTCTGCCCCGGCGACAATTTGCGCGCGCGCGCCGATCGCGACGGTGTCCCGTACCCCGCTTGGGCTGCGGCCGGCCACCTGGCTCCCACGCCGGGCAACGTGATCGATTACAGCGCCGTTGAGGCCTGCATTCGTGGTCTCAATGAGCGGTTCGACGTGCGGGAGATCGGTTTCGATCCGGCGTATGCGCAGGCGGTGATGGGGCCGCTGACCGATGACGGGCTGCCGACCGCGACGATTCGTCAAGGCTGGGTGACGCAGTCGCCGGCGCTCAACGAACTGGAGCGCGTCATCCTGGCCGGAAAGCTGCTGCACGGTGGTCACCCGGTCTTACGGTGGTGCTTCGACAACGTCGCCATCCACACCGACAGCGCCGGCAACCGCACCATGCACAAGGGCAAGTCGCGGGATAGAGTGGATGGCGCGGTGGCGACGTGGATGGCGGTGTCGCGCGCTGCGGCTTCGGAGACGCGGTCGTTCTATGATTCCGATGCCTTCACCGAGGATATGGCGAGCTTTTGAATAGAAACGAGATGGCAGCACCCCTGCCAAGTGCGCGATTCGCTGTAACGGAGATCGGGCTATCGCGGAATGCGGTTTGCCCGCCACATCTTCTCGTAAACCTGATCGCCTTCCACTGTTCTGCGATAGTGCATGTCGGCTACGAAAGGAGTGTTCGGTGACTTTTCGACAAGGCCAAACTGTATCAGTCTATCGACGGACGGTTGTCCGACCCCGGGCATATTGCTGAGTGGTTCGTCCATGGAAAGTCTATCGAGGCAGCGACGCTCCGGCACTGTCAAATCCCAGAAGGTGATTGCCATCCTACACGACTCCCTATGTGGAGCGCCGACGTCGCGGAAATCGGCCCCGATCCAAAATCTTCCATCCAAGCGGGCTCAGGCGATAACCGACTTTCATGCCGATGGCGAAGTACCGATCAGAAGACCGACCCTTTTCGGCCAACCCAAGTGACACGAGTCTATCGGCCACAACCTCGCCAAGGTTGCCGCGTTTCGCCAGGGGTTCAAAGATATCGATTGCATTGGCGAGTTGGCCTACACCACGCCATTCGTGAGCGTCGAGCGCAGTTTCCGCGAGGAACACCTTCTCCTCTTCGTCGGTCATTTGTTCCAGTTGCCTTTCGAGTGCTCGCGAAAGAGCGCCAAAGGCCGCCGCCTGTTGTCGGCGGTCAGTAGCGGACCGTAACAATTCCAGATTTGCCATCTTCACGGTCGCGGTAATTGACCGTGATTGCTGATAAGAGGCCATCGGAAAACACCGACTGTATTGAATCAACGTCAATGCGTGGCTCATAGATCGAGAGCGCCTTTTTTGCGGCGGCCTCGATGGCGTCGGAATCATAGCCGTGACGAGGTTTTCCGGATTCGTCCAAGATCTCAAATCCGACGTCTCTCCGCATAACTCTTGTTCCCAGCGGCGTTGTCAAAAGAACCTCGATCGATTGGATAATGTGCTGGGTGCGATCTATGACTTTTCCGGTGTTACGGTCGATGCCAACCATGTCGGGACTCACTTATCCTTGAGGATGAATTACTATATATGGGTTTGGATACTGCTAACCACTGACCATCGCCATGAAGTCGGTTTCTCCGACGATCTTCATTGCATGTCCCCTGGTGATCATCTCCTCCGCCTTACGGTGCTTCGAGCTTTTCTCTTGCCCGCGGGTGAAGCGGAGATCCTGATCGCCGACGACGAGAATCGTGACCTTTCTCGATATGCTGTCCACCACGTCGCAACCGGCCCCAGCGGCAGCGCGGGCGGCCTCAGCCCGGGGAATCTGCAGCGCGCCCGTGAAAAGTATGGTTTCGCCCGCCAGCGGTCCGGTAGCCGCGCCTGATTGAGCGCACTTCGTCGCATAGCTCGGCCTCGTCCGTCGCAACGGTTTGCTGGTTGCGGTCGATTCATAGCCGAGCTCATCAACCCATTGCTGCAGTGTGACACCACCCTCGCTAATCGCCCTAAGCAACACCAGGCCTGCGGCCCGGGCATCCTCCGCGGCGTCGTGGTGTTTGAAGTGGATGCCGAATGCGCGGGCCAGATTGGCTAACCCATAGCCGCCGTCGTCTCGAAGCCCGGTCCACGTTCGGCGAGCAACCTGTAGGCTGTCGAGCCACGTACATGGCAAACCGCCCGTGCCGTATTTGCCAGCTGCGCGGGCAAGTGCAGTCCGATCGAACGGGCTGTGATGGACAATGGCCGTGTCCTGGAGCGCGGTGCTAATGACGGGAAAAACCCGCGCCATCGTCGGCTTTCCCGCGACGTCTTCAGGGCGGATTCCATGGATGCCGATATTGACCGGATCGAAATCGTCTTCCGGGTCGACCAGGATCGTAAGCGATTTGAAGACCTCTCCGGCTCGGAAATGCACGAGTCCGATAGAGCATATGCTGCCGAAGTCGGCATTCGCCGTCTCGACGTCCAGCGCGATGAAGTCCGTAACTTCGGACATCCGATGTCCCCCAATGGCACGGCATAGTTTCCGCAACCAGAGCGGGCGCGCAAGGGGCGCGGCAATCGACTTTCGGCGCGGTGGTGCCGGCGTGTCCTGCCACGCGGCCAACGTCATCCCAATCGGCCGCGGGGCCGACATGGTGCCGCCAGGCATGGAATCCGAGGCGGTGCATTACCAGTGCGCCGCGGCGGTGGTGCTGCTGAGCTTCGACCAAATCGGGTAG